CTAATGCCCCCCTTTCGGTACACTTTCTGTACGCTCTGGGTACAGTTTCTGGGCCGGGTTTTTTGCTCGCTCCAAGCTGAACTTGCGAAGAGGTGTGTTAGTGGCAGGAGCGTCTATCTTGCCGTTACACTCATCACGCGCTTGCCATGTAAGTTCGTAGAGAGCGCACTGACCGCCAGGGTTGAGGAATCGACCCTCCCGGGTTTGCTGGATCAGATTGCGCTCCTGAAGCTCTTCCAGGGCTCTGGTTAGCGTACTCTTACTCCCGATGCCCCATGACTTGGCATCCTTGTATGAGGCGCTTAGGTCACCGTTGTTCTTGCCCGTGTATTGACGCAGCAAACACATGAGGACTTTCATAGCGCTTCCGGAAAGGCACCGGAAGTCTTCGCTGTCCATCACGATATGAGGCAGAGCAGCGAAGCTCCCGGCAGCACGGCGGCCTTTGGCGTTAATGCGAGAGCGAGCCATGGAGTGTCACGCTCTCAGGGTCGGCGTGCTGAGTGCCCAGTATCGACTCATCGGCAGCCCTCCCAGCCAACCGCATCTACCTTCTTCTGCAGGATGGCCAACTCATCGGCGTCTATCAGGCCTAGCTCTAGGGCCTCATCGGCAGTCAAGAAGCGGTGCGGATTCTCGAAGTGGTAGGTGATCTTGTCGTCGATAAAGCTGTAGTGAATGGCAATCGGCATCATGAGGACTCTCCTTCCTTCACAAGAAGGGCCGTAAATTCGTCGAGCTCACAGGAGCGGGTCACCAGCTCACGACCGATGATGCTTAGAGCGTCCAGCAGACCGCCCCTTTCCCAGTTATTCAGCGCGGCATCCTCGCCGGTGTCTTCACGCAAGACTTCCTTGTTCAGGAGGCCGGAGATTACCTCTACGGCGGAGCCGGCTTGCGCCATGAACTCCGCTTCTGATTTTGCTTTGGATAGGGGGAAGCTCATGACGCCACCTCCTGGGTCTCCAGGGCATAGGCCTTTGCCATGTGCCGGCTGTAGCGGTGAAGCCGTACGGAGAGGCTGCTGTCGGATTTGAGGGCCGAAAAGGCCATCTTGCGGTGGGCTCGCGCCCGCATCGTGGACGCAATACGAGGATGTTTCATGGGTAAGACTCCTTTGTGATTGGAGTCACCCCTATCTCTCGCCAAAAAGATGGAGGTGACTGTACGCAGGTTGGCGAACCGGTCACAAAGGAAACCGGCAGGGCCGAAGCCCTCCCACGCACAGCCACCATAACTCTGAGTAGCGGGCACAAAAAAAGCGCCGGCTACAGGGTGGGCGCTTGTGCGCCTTTGTGAGTTCGGGTCGCCAAACCCGGCCACGGATTTTGCCGTGACGACCCCACAATAACCCTGTGTATGGATTGCTGCAAGCCCGCTCATTCTACCACCTCCGCCAGCATCTGTTTGGCCAGGGGGATGGATTCGGCTTTCAGGGTATAGACGCCTGGATGCACTTTCGCACCGTCAGAATCACGCTTCTGCCGGCGTTCGCAGATGATGTTCAGGCCTTTCCTGCGGAGCTCCATGATCCAGTGAGGGCCATTTGATGCCTTAGCGATCCGGTCAGCCTCTTCTCTGGTGATGGGCCGGCGCAACAAGGCCTCGACCAGGCGGCGATGACGGGGCCCGAGGGGCGTGATAAGCTGCTGCTGTGCTTTTGGGATGGGTCCGGTGGGCGCCGGGCTCTTCTCGCTCATGCCGCTGCCTCCCCGCTTCTTTCAAGAAGCTTCCGAATATCCTCTACCCTCCAGACGGTGATTCCGCCTGAGAGCTTCACGCCTGGTGGGAAGCGTCCTTCTTTGACGCCTCTCCACCAAGTGGTGCGACTGACTGGGATAATGGCCGGTATGGCAGGGCGGGGCTGAACAGGGCGTTTGCCCTCTTTTCGATTCCGGTCTGCTTGCTCTTCAGTTACCGGAGCCTGCCCCACAATCTGGAACAGGCGAACAAAGCCGGTCTCGGGAAGGTTGGTATGCATTGGTAGCGCCTCTTGCACGTTGATGCTTGCTGAAACGCTTACCTATTATTCGCAAATTTCCCCCCGGGTCTCTGCAATTGCAGGAGTTCGTACTGCAATTGCAGTAATTACTTCTCCGTCTTGGCTGAATACGCTCTCTTTGCATCCGCCAGAGCCCCATCTAGCGTCCGTTGCTTAAGCCCCGAGATCTCGCGACTGACCAATGAGGTCACCACCCCTGCCTGGTTCATCTTCTCTCCTTCGGTTAACAGCTCCAGAAGGGCTCCAGCAATCAGAGGCCAGTTATAGCCGGGTCTTTTTTGGGGTTTCGCCTTAGGGTCACTTTGCGTTTCTGGGGCAGGAAACAATGCGTCAAAACCATCATCTGCCTGGAACGCTGTCACCGGAACGGAAAGGATCTCGGTTGGAGCCGATTCTAGGTCCTGGCCAAACACTCTGCTTGGGGCAGTCACCTGCATTTTGGCGACGACCTGGCTATCTGGCGCGGGCCAGTAGTCATCATCCAAGGTCTGCATAGCTAATTCATAAACGTCTTTGGGCGTGACGACCATTTCAAAGGAATCAAGGTCATATGGCTCAATGGGCGTCATCTCTTCTTTGATGGAATCCCACAGCAGCCAATAGATAGAGGTGCCATCAGACGTTTGAGAGGCGACAGTTGCCACATCAAACGCAGACCAGAGCAGCGGGTAAGGCAGCTCGTCCTCAAGAAAGTTGAGTTCCGGCATGCGGCCTTTAGGTATCCCAATCCTTATCGACTCATCGGGGTCATGATCCGAGGTTACACCGGCGTCTAAAAGAAGCTTTCTGAGTTCGCCCTCGTAGAACCCAGCGAACGCTACAATACCCTTCCCGTTCTTTGGCTTCATGAACGTCGGTACTCGGCCATTCGCTACCCTATAAAAATCTGCCTCCGATACCTCCTCATCTATCAGGCTTGAGAAATAGCCGGCTGCGCGATCCATAGAGATTCGGCGTTCATATCGTATCAATCGACTTGGTTTCGTGGAGCTCATACCAGGTCACACCCCGCGTACCTCCCCATTTGATCCGCCAGCCAGGCCGATGGGGTTTCCGGCCGTTTGGGAGCTACCCTAGACTGGCGAAATTCGGTTTCCAGCGGCTCAGGCCTTTCGCATGAGTATTACATTTCCAGCACCGGCCTGGGCTTTGAGCTGGTCCAGATAATCCGCCCACTGCTGCATCATCCTGGCGCGCCCCTCCAGGTGGGCGGTTCGGTTATAGGCACGGCCATTCGCGTCCCGCACCGCGTGCGCCAGTTGGTGCTCTATCCAATCCACTCGGCAGCCGAGCACTTCATCCAGGATCGTTCTGGCCATGGCGCGGAAGCCGTGGGCTGTCATCGTGTCCTTGTCATACCCCATAGCCCGCAGAGCGATACGAACGGTATTTTCAGAGAGGCACCTACTCGCCCCACGGGCACTGGGGAACACGTATCGCCCCCTGCCGGTAAGCAAATGAAGCTCCTCCAGCAACTCAAGGGACTGACGAGACAGGGGGACAATGTGAGGTGCCCTCATCTTCATCTTGGCGGCGGGTATCTCCCAGCGGGCTTGGTCCCAGTTGATCTCCGACCACTCCATAGCCCGGATTTCGCCGGGCCGCTGAAAGAGCAGCGCGGAAAGCTGAACAGCTGTCTTTACGACTGGGGTCCCTGTGAAGCCGTCAATCGCTACCATGAGCCGCCCAACCTCATCAGGGTCAGTGATAGCTGCGTGGTGCTGCTTCTGTCGCGGCGCCAGGGCGCCCTTAAGGTCTGCGCTAGGGTCTCGCTCAGCCCTCCCCGTCACCACGGCATAGCGGAAGATCTGGCCGGCCGTCTGCTTGGCGCGATGGGCTATGTCGTTGGCGCCTCGGGCCTCGATCCGGCGGAGGGCCGCCAGCATCTCTGGCGGCTTGATTGCACCCACTGGTCTCTGGCCGATGACTGGGAACAGGTCTTTCTCTAGGATTCGGCGGGTCCGAACGCGGTAACTCTCCGACTTGTCCGGCATGACCCTGCCGAACCACTCCAAAGCGACGGCCTCAAAGCTATCCGCAGCCGCAAGGTTGCGAGTGAGCTTCTGAACCCTGCGCTCTTCGCCGGGGTCCACGCCCTTATCGAGCTTGGTCCTCGCCGTCTGATGGGCCACCCGGGCGTCTTTCAGCGACACCTCAGGGAACACGCCCAGGGCGAGAGTCTTCTCTTTGCCGCCATAGCGATACTTGTAGCGCCAGTACTTGGCACCTTTGGGATTTACCAATAGGTATAGGCCATGACCGTCTGAAAGCTTGTAGGCCTTCGCCTTGGGCAAGGCTTGGCGGACGGCGGTCGCGGTAAGAGGCATGGGCGTTTCACTCCCTAATTGGGGGTATCAGTCCAGGAGCCTATGCCTTGTGCCCCCAGATGTACCCCCGGTATTGGGGGTATGCGGTGGCAGGAATTGCAACCACATGAAACGCACTATAACGAAAAAGGCCCTGCATGACAGGGCCTTTGGGATCGGCTGAAACACCGAGAGACTTCAATTTGGTCGGGACGGAAGGATTCGAACCCTATACCCTGGTGCACATCGTTTCACTTTTCCTCACAAAACAGTTACTTAGCTTTTCCCGCCCGCACACTATTGCTCTTCCCTACACTCTGATTTCGACGCTTTTCGACACCTTTCTCACGGTTCATCCAAAGGGGCAGTGCTGTTCCACTTTGGTGGCGGTTCGGTCCGTTGGGTTCTGTTGGTTTTGCAGCTTCCAGAAGCGGCATTCTTCGCTGATCTGCTGTTCCAGCTTTCTTTCGTATTCAGCTTTTCGCCGCTTCTCCAATTCAGCCCGTTCTTTAGCCTGTTGTTGTTCGTATCGGCGTTGTTCTCTACGCTCTTCCCGCTCCCGGATCCTTCGCTCAGTGTCTTCTTCGAATTCTCGCCCCATCTGGTTTAAGAACTTGATGGCCTGAGCTTCCTTGTACTCGGTATATCCGATCCAACCACCGATTATGATTATGGCCGCAGCGACGATTGCTATTCCGATGGTTGCTGCGCTGTCCTTATGGTCCGTCATCTTCCCCCCTTCCTAGAGAACCAGGCTCTTGCCGCCCTTTGCGTGATCTCTATCCCTCGCCGCGTTCCTTAAGCTGTGCGTTAGCTTCTTCATATTCCGGGCTGGTCTGTCCTGCCTCTGGAGCGATCTGCCCACTGCTTAACCAAAGCGCATATTGCGGTCTAATGGATGTCAGTGCGCTTACTTCTTTTGTGCTGATCCTTGTTCGTTTGTCGTAACGCACAGTCCGCCATCTGGTTGAGCCAATGTCGGTTTGGCGCACCAGTTCATCAATTCCGATCTTATCTATAAGCGTTCTAATTCGTTCGTCCATTATTTCCAAAAAAGTATAGATGTATATTACATCTGTACTTTACGCCTGCCTTCGGTTTATGTAATCTACAGTTGTAATGTACAACAAATACAGTGGTATAGAGTGATGATACCGGACATTGGGGAAGGGATGAACAAGCAAGCTGACTGGCCGCCGCTGATGCCGTGGGCTGAGTTCGCGGAGTGGATCAGAACGGAACCGGGGATTGTGCGCGGCTGGGTCGATAAAGGCTATCTGCCGGTTGTGACGGTCGGTCGCCGTCGGATGGTGAATGTTGTTGCTCTGGTCGATCAGCTACGGGAGGGCGAGGTATGAAAGAGGTTCTGCAGAACGAAGCCATTAATGCGTTGTTTTCGCTGGGTCATTGCAGTTTGGAAGATATGTGTGCCCTGTCTGACGGTGATCTCAATAGCTTTCTTGCGCTGTGTTATCACTGGGGTGACTTGGCTCAGGGGGAATCCCGTCGTCGTCGGGAGTCCGGCCAATGATCCGCGCTACCTATAAACGTCGAGGCCGTCGCTACTGCTGGCAAGGCGTTAAATCCGCTGCCATGTCCTTGGCTCAGGTGTCCCTTCTCCGCCGTGCGGGCGTCCGCCTGCTGGGTGTAATCACGTCTGCAAATGGGGTGCTTCGTGTCCACGTTCGTAATCTGGTTGGTGTTATCGACACCGCCGAATTCCCCGAGTCTCGCCGATCCGACGCCCTGGCCTTTATCTACCGGGCCGGTCGTGATCAATCCCCCCAATTATCGCTGTTTCAGGGGGCACTATGACCGCTTCTGTGATCCCGCCGCGTCGTACCAATTTTGAAGATAAGGACCGTCGCTTTTACGTGGTGGCGCCCAGTTCCGTTTATCTGTCGCTGCAAGAGGAAGCCATCCGTCGCGGCACGGATTTGTGGACCCTTGGTGGCGCGGTTCTCACCGCCTGGATGGAAGCGGGTTGTCCCGATTTCGCGTCCAGCGTAACCCCCTCTAGCCCCGCTCCGTCACCGTCATCCTCGGTCGCGGACGATCAGGGAGACGGCCAGTGAACCGCGCAAGGGTGGCGCAGCCACGGCGGAGCCGCCCGCCCTTGCGCGGTTCGCTGGGCGGCTCACAGTCCGCGAACAGACCGAGGGTGTCGGTGACGGTGTGGGGCGGCCCCGCTCTTGATCCGGAGTCCGAGGGAGTGATGTTCCTCCCTGCCAAGCGGAGCGCGGAGCCGGAGGCGGAGGTGCGAGGGATCGTGACCCGTAAGGGCCGGTACACCTGTGTACCGGGGAGCGAAGCGAGTAGAGCCCGGCCCGGAGGGCGCACACATGGATTTTAAACGGATAGCACCGAACAAAAGCTTTAGCCAATGCGGCTTATACCGAACCCGAAAACTCCGTGAAGGCATCTATGTAGCGGAACGCTGTTGGAGTGCCGGGGAATTACCTAAGCATCAATACGCACCCTGGCGCTTCATGGGTTTCGGAAAGACTGAACGCGAAGTCCGGGCACTCTGCCGCGCTCATGCAAGTGAGAACAATACAGACGCCAGGGCGATCCTTCGGGATTGCGGGTTAACGGCTTTGGCGAACGCGTAACCACTTTAAATAAAGCAACGGCCTACAAAACGGCCAATTCAATGAGGGCAAAACCATGCAATTTGAGATGAATGTAACTGTACTCGGGGTCACTCGCGTCACCGTGGATGGCCGAACCTTTTCCTCTGTTTTCACCGGCCAGGACCCGGTGGGTGACAACGCCGCCAATACTCGGGGCTATGAGGTGACCAAGATCGGCTGTGACCCTCAGGTGTTTGACCAGCTTCCGAACCTGAAACCCGGAGACAACGTCAATTTCGTGGCGATGTTGCGCAAAGCCGCCGGTGGCAAGTCTCAGCCGTTCTTCGTCGGTGTCGTTCCCGAGAAAGCCGCCGGCTCCACGGCGAACAAACAGCCCGCTGACAAGTAAACGGTTAGCGGGTAATGGAACTCATAGCGTGCACAAACGGCGAATGGCAGCAAGCGGCGGACGGCGCTGCGCTCTGCACCGGCACGCTCCAGAACGTCGATGGGGTGCCGCTTACGCTGCCCCCGTTGTCGTATGCGGATGCCAGCTTGTTCCTGGGTCTGGCGTTCGCGTCGTTTGCCGTCGCGGCTTCGTTCAAGTGGTTGAGACGGTTGATCTTTCCTGACTTTGATTAAGAGGTGTTTTATGAAAGCGCAAGCAAACGCGCTGAAGGCGAAAGCCTCAGCATACGGTCGCAAGGCGGCCCTGATCACCGGTACCAGCATGGTCTCCGGTTTGGCGATGGCTCAAACGGCGGGTATCGACACCGCCGCCGTTGAGGCGTCTTTCGGCAACCTTGAAACCGCCCTCGCCACGGTCGGCGGTTTGATCATCGGGGCCGCGGCCCTGGCGATCACTTTCAAGTGGGTGAAGGGGATGATCTTCTCCTAAGCCCGGCGGGGACTTCGGTCCCCGTTTTTATTTCCGAGCCATTACTACGTTGATAGTTGGGATATAAAAATGATCGAGCAATACGTTTATTTGGTGGTTGGTTTGGTGTCGATCTATGTTCTCTTTTCTTGAAATATCTTGTGCGGCTTCTATAGGCTACCCCTCGCAGGGTCGTGGCTTGTCCGTTCTTCTTCGTTGTGCTGGTCTCGCTTTGGGGCTTGCTTTCTATACGGTAATAGCCCCTCAAGCTGCCCATGGTGCTACGTTTCCGATTCAAACCTGGACCGCTTACTGTGTCGGCGGTGAGAATGATGACGGCCAAGATTTCACGGATTGTTCTTATCAGCGTACCGGAGGCACCACCTTCGAGGTTCTTACTCAAGAGTGCAATCGCACGGTATCTTATGAATACAATTACGTTTGTCGGCAGACTGATCATTCCAATGGCAACCGTTCGTTTTTTCGTGGTTGGTGTGAGGCTTCTCATCTGCATCCAGTTCAGCAGCAGAATGGCGGTTGGGCCTGCACGGACGAACCTCCGCCCCCTCCTGAATGCCCTATTGATCCCGGCGTCACTCAACAAGTTGTTTCTTCTTCGCCACTCGGCTCCAGCGCCTGTTATTCCAATTGCGTAATGACTACGAGTTCCTCCGGTTCAGTGCCCTGGATCGAGGTTAACGGCGTCCGCCGATATTTCTACGACGCCACCAGCACCGGTGTTTACTGCGAGGAGTCTGACGGTGCTGAGCCTTCCGAGCCGTGGGACGAATATACCGATGAGGACGGCTGTTATCAGGGTTTCGACGGTCGCTATTGCCCTGGTGGTGGCGGCGGCTGTCCAAACAGCGTTACTGCTCCGAACGGTCAGACCTATTGTCGGGCACCAGAAACAGATGAGAGTTGTAATGAGGCCGGTGGTTCTACGGGTGACTGGTACTGCGGTCAGGATGACCCCAATTATGAGGAACCGTCTGACAGCGACGGTAACGCCGATAGCGACGGTGACGGTATTCCTAACGCCGATGACCCCTATCCCGAGGATCCCGACGCCGATGGCGACGGCACCCAGGACGGTGAACAGGACGGTGATGGTAACGGCATTCCTGATGGTGAGCCCGGCGGTATTGAAGATGATGGAGACGGCGACTCCGGCAATGGTGAGCAGGGTTCACATGACGGCGGCACCTGTGAAAAGGGTGAACGTAGGGAACCCGATTGCTCAGACGATATGGACCCAACTCGATGTGCATTGGCGATTGAGCTATTCCATGTCCGGTGTGATCAGGAATTATGGCGGGACGATCTGAAGGGCACTGAGGAGTTTAACGAAGATTCAGACGGTGATTCGTTGCTGGATGACTCGAATGAAAAAAACAAGGTGAAAAAAGCCGACATTGACGTATCAGAATACTTCGACGGTTTTGACGACAGCGGTTTCCTACAAGGAAGTAGCAGCGCCCCGGTGCTCGATTTCCAATTCTACGGAAAATCCTACCAGTTCGACATGACGCCGTTTTGGGACCTCGCCGGTATGCTCGGCTACCTGATTTTGGCCATGGCGTACTTCTGGGCGGCGCGTATCGTCGCGGAGGGTATATAAATGCCGGCTATTTTAATACCTATCGCTATCTTCCTTGGAAAAATCGTCAGCAGCCTTGTCGGCAGAGTGCTATTGGCCTTAGGGCTTGGGGTGGTGACGCACATAGGGTTTAACTCCCTGATGGACCTGCTTACGGCGGAAGTGATCGATCAGTTCCAGGGAATCACCGCTGATATGGCGGGTCTGCTGATACAGCTGCAAGTTGACAAAGCCATGAGTGTCATTCTGTCGGCTTACGCAGTCCGTTGGGCTATTCGCGCTGCCATGGGCGCAACTAAGAAAATTGCTGGGGTTGCTGATTCCTAGCGGGGGGTGATCAATGTTCACACTGGTTACTGGTGCGCCCGGCTCTGGCAAAACCAGTCACGTCATCGCAAAGTACAAAGACGTCACTGACAGGCCCATCTATCATCGTGGCATCCGCGATCTACAGCTTCCCTGGACCGAGTTATCGGACGATGAGGCGAGGGAGTGGCATAAGCATGTCGAGGACGGTTCAGTCGTCATCATCGATGAGGTCCAGGATATATTTCCCCAGCGCCCGCTTTCGCGTCCGACTCCCGAGGGCTGCTCAATTCTCAGTAAGCACCGCCATAGGGGTCTGGACGTGGTATTCATCACCCAGGCGCCAACGGCGGTCGATCATGAAGCCCGCAAGTACGTCAATGAACACTTCCACTACTCTAGAAGTTTCGGCGCACCTCTGGTTACCGAGTACCACAAGGGTAACGGCGTCATTGACCTTAAGGACAAGTGGTCGTTAAAGCAGGATTGCAACAAGCGCCAGGTCAAACTCCCTAAGAAAGTGTGGGGCCTCTATCATTCCGCAGAGGTTCACACCCACAAGTTCCGAATACCTAGTCGGCTGTTGATTATTCCCGTTCTGATCGTTGGGCTGGTGTTTGGTGGCTGGTATATGTGGTCCTGGGTCAACTCAGCGGGTTCGGATGAAATTCCTGATCAAATCGGCTCGGAGACGGCAACTGGTGTCCAGACTGTCCCAGTCAGGTCAAGTTCTGTCCCGGTTAGTGCGGATTGGTCGGAGTTGTTGTCGCCGGAGATTCCAGGCGTCCCGTACACAGCGCCTCTCTATGATGCCGTGGCTAAAGCGCCGCAGTCGGTCCCGGTCATTCACGGTTGTATGTCCTTTCGCGCCGACATGTCCGATTGTCAATGTCATACGCAGCAGGGCACCCGTATTCGCGGCATGCCGTTGTCAGTCTGCAAGCGGGCATTGCAGGACGGGGTGTTCAATCATCTGGCCGATGCTGATCGCGTTAGAGAGGAAGGGGATTCAGCGCGGGGGCGAGCGCAGGCGAACGCGCGCCGCCCCCGCGCACAAAACGAAGAGACGTCCCTGTAACACGTCTTATAACTGAGCGTTAGCGTGCACAGTAACGCACATTAGGAGTTCATTATGTCGAAGGCACCGAAACACTGTATTGCTCTGGATGATGATTTTGAGGAATCACCCTGGGGCCAACTGTTTGTCGATCCCGTTACAGGGGACACGTTCGACTTGCGCGGCGTCAATGTCGTTCATTTCGGTACTGATACGGTTCGGCAGCTTTATCGCGGTAGTCTGCACGCCGATATCCTCTCGCTGTTCGACGCTCCTGGCATTGTGGATTTCGCCGGGGAGCGGTGGTCGGCTGGTCGTATCGGACGTGATTCCGGTTATCAGTACCGGTTACAGAACGCCGACCTGGGCGTTATCCTGCTCGTGAAGTCGTTTCACGCTCAGCCTGATGCGCCTGGGCCTCACCTGAAAATCGAGGTGTCACCTCATTGTATCCGGTCTCAAAGCCCAACCGAGTTGCAGACCATGATGAACCGGTTTGCCGATGCTGTGTTGGTCGGCGCTGAGCCGCAGCAGGCTGCCGTACACGTTGCTTTGGATGTACAAGGTTGGGTGCCGCCCAAAGACTTCGAGAGCCGCTTACACTGCCGGTCTCGGCGTGTGAGAAGCTATCACGGTATTGACGAAGTCGAGTTCGCTAGCACCATGGCGGTCTATGGTCGTGGTGAATCTTGGCTTTTTGGTTCCCCCTCCGGCATCCAGTTAGCCGTTTACGATAAAACGGCAGAGGCCAAGGTTCGTGACAAGCTGGATTACTGGCGTTCCGTCTGGTGTGAAAGCGGTCATTTCCAGGAGAACACGCCGGTCTATCGGATCGAGTTCCGTTTCCATCACTCTGTTGTCCAGCAGTTCGCGGAAGGGTCGATTGATCATCGGACGGGTGAGATTCTTCACTTTAATGACTACGCCAGCCTCTACGATCATCTGGATGGGTTGTGGCTGTACGGGTGTGATGCGTTCCGTTATCTTCGACGGCCCGGTTGGTTCGATCCGTTTTGGACGCTTATAGGCCAGCAGGCGTATCCGGTGGAGCCGCCCGCCGTGGAGTATCGCCGACACTATAAAACTGCCTCGGGGTTTTCCGGAAAGAACTTTGAGCTGCTTCTCGGGAATTATATTAGCTGTTGTGCACGTCACCGGATGTCTGCCACGCAAGCATGGAAGGCGCTACAGCAGCTACCCTTTTTCGACATGATCCGCGAGCATTACGTCCTTAAGGGCAAGTATCTGGCTGATCTTCGTCGCCATGTTCGTGACTTGCTCGAGGAGCGCTATATCCGATATGGCCGGGCGATATGA